TCCAAGCAGGAGCTATTGCTGATTCAGGTGCGTTAACAGCTAGCCAACGAAAGGGTACTGCTAATAAATCTTCAGCTGACCAGACAGAAAATGATTATAAACTAAGTCAAGGTGGCACTGGTAATGCTCCGGCTGAAGGAATTGGCGGATCATACGAAACTATTAACAATACTGCAATGGCTAATGGCGGCTCAGAGATAAGCAATGCAGATATCAATATTGCAAGAGGTTTTAATCAACGCCTAGTAAATAGTCATGCAGACTTGCTTATGATGACTATGACAATTATGGGCGATCCGTTTTATATAAGCGACAACGGCGCTGGCAATTATCATGTTGGCGGAGATAACTCGTATACTAACATGACAAAAGATGGAACAGCAAATTACTCCAATGGACAACTTCATATTAACTTATTATTTAGAACACCAGTTGACATTAATGAAGATACAGGCGGATATATTTACCCTGAAGATTTGCTATTAGTTGAATCATTTAGTGGGATATATTCAGTTATTAGAGTTGAGAGCTCTATTTCAGGAAATAAATTTACGCAAGTACTAACTATGAATAGAGTAATTAACCAACAAGAAACTCAAACAACAGCAGGCGCTGCCAAATTTGAAGAAAGTTTTGGCAGCGAATCTCCGGGATGGCGGGAACGGATGAATAAGCTCGGCGGCGTATCCCAAATGGCTCCTGGAGGCAGTACTTCAACCATAGCTGGCTCTGGACCAGCTGGCCAATATGTTCCAATTGTTACTCCAGAGGCTCTCAAGGAAGCAGCCGACCTAAGAAAACAAGTTGCATTAAACCGCGCTGGTGCTATTTATACCGACGGCCGCCCTAGATGATTAGTGAGAGATAATAACAATGTCAGAAAATCCAAATATACTAAGAGCCAACAAATACGTCAACTCCAGTTCGACGGGTCCGTTTGAAGCAATTGTAGTAAACCATTTAGATCCGCATTATATGGGAACATTGCAAGTTGAATTATTAAAGCAAACCGGCTCAGGTAATCAACCTGAAACTACAGGACAACTAGTTGAAGCTAGATATTTAAGTCCGTTTTATGGTGTAACACCTTTATCACAAAATTCTAATAATGAAGGTTACAAAAATACACAAAAGTCATATGGCTTTTGGGGAGTTCCACCAGATATTGGTACTACTGTTTTAGTAATACTTGTAGAAGGAAATATATCCAAAGCATATTGGATTGGATGTGTACAAGAAGAAAACATGAACTTTATGGTTCCTGGATATGCTGGTACAGATAACTTAGAAGGCCAGCCTGCAGGTATTAGGGCACCTGCCGCAGAATATAATAAAAAAATACAGTCGGCAAAACTTACAGATGCAACACGGTATAAAAAGCCTGCACATGATGATATGGCAATAAGTTTAATCCGACAAGGATTGCTAGAAGATGACGCTCGAGGAATAACAACATCAAGTGCAAGGCGAGAAGTTCCTAGTGCAGTATTTGGTATTAGTACAGGAGGTCCGCTAGACAAGCGACCTGGTGCTCCTAAGGCAGAACAAGGACCAGTTGGCCAAAAAGCTAACTTACATACCCATAGACTTGGCGGATCATCATTTGTTATGGACGATGGTGACGACAAGTTTATAAGAAAAGGTAAAGCAGAAAGTACTCCAATGGAGTACGTAAGTTTAGAAGCAGGCGAAGCAGGCGGAGATCCTACATTGCCTGCTAATGAATTATTTAGGATGCGCACACGCACAGGTCATCAGATATTAATGCATAATACTGAAGACTTAATTTATATTGGTAATGCCAAAGGCACTGCTTGGATTGAACTTACGTCTAACGGAAAAATTGATATTTTTGCCGCAGATAGTATAAGCATTCATACACAGGAAGATATAAACTTTACAGCAGACAGGGATATAAACTTTACAGCTGGTCAAAATTTAAACATGGTAGTAGGTAAAGATCTTAAAGCTACTACTGGATCTAACACAAACTTTGTTGTAGGAACAAACGCTCTTTGGAATGTAGGCGATAGTTATGAAGTAGCCGCAGGATCTAACATAACACAATCTGCTGAAGAAAACGCAACATATTCGTCTACTGGTAATGCTAACTTTTTATCAGCCGCAGAAGTGTTTCTTGGTTCATCTGGCGGAAATGTTAATATTGATGCATTTAATAGTTTAATTGTTAATGCTGATAAAGAAGGCCATATACATATTGGAACTGATTTACATATCACTTCTAAAGGTGAAACAGACATTAAGTCAACTGGCGAAATGGCAGTGCAAAGTACTGCGGCTATGAGAATTCACAGCGAAGCTACACTAGATATTCTTGGAGCAACTACTACAAAAATTACTTCAACAGGAACATTAGACATTAACGGCGGAACTGCAATTAAAGTAACTGGTGGACAAATAGATTTAAACTCTGCAGACGCTATTGCATCTATAGCAGTAGCTGGCGCCGCAGAAACTGCATCAGTACCGGCAGCTCCGACGCCTACTGCTCCTGAGCCGGCTGCACTAGCTGGACAAGCGGCAAGAGTACCACAGCACGAGCCATGGTACGAACACGAAAACTTAAATCCGTTAGCATACACACCAGAAAAAACTAGAGCAAATACGGAACAAACTCAAACTTTTGTTCCGCGTACTCCGGACACGTTTGCTAAATCAATTGGAGTTCCTAAGAAAGGTGCTCCGCCTGCTAAGTCAACTAGGCAGAATAATACAGGCGATGTAGGCGTAACAACTAGTGGCACTTATACTGCACCTGCAGGAAATCCAGCTAGGTCTACATCAACAAATGCACAAGGTGCACCTGTCTCTAATGATGTTAGAGAACGTGGTAGAATATTAGCACAAAGTATGCGAGCAGTTGGGTTTACTGACGACGAAACATTACTTTCTATTATTGCAGTATGTTATACAGAAAGTAGATTACTACCTGCAGAAGAACTTAGTTATGGAAATAATACAAACGATTATATTCGTAGTATATTTAAAACTGCAACTAGAGGTGTTAGTGAAGCTGAATTAACTGCGGCTAAAGCAACAAAGGAAACTTTCTTTGAACTAGTGTATGGTAACAACAATAAAAAAGGACTTGAATTAGGTAATGAATTTAACGGCGACGGCGGAGCATTTATAGGAAGGGGAGTTATACAAATAACTGGTAGAGCTAACTATGAAACATTTGGAAAAGCCGCTGGATTAATAGATGAAACATTAATTGACGGTCCTGTTAGTGACGCTGATCCGGACGGTACTAATACAAACCCATTTGGTGTTAAAATACTATTTGATCCAAAATTGTTAGCTACTGACTTTGTAACAAGTTGTGATGTTGCGGCACAATATCTTAAAGCAAGATATAGACCAAACCGAGGTAAGGGTATTTTGGGTGATTTACGAATAGCAATTAACCCGGGTGGATACGATCATGCATATCCTAAGGATTTAGCATTTTACAAAGGATTAGATACTACTTGGTTAGAAGCACCTAAGCCTGAATCAACAGCAGGCATTGATGCTAATGTTGCAAGTGCAGGCGGCACACAAGAAGTAAATAAAGGACCACAATAATGTGTAATGTTTTTATACCAGAAGTTAAAGTAACACGCCCTGGCATGGTACAAGATTTATCATCACAGTCTGCAGGACTAAATGAACAACGGTTTAATTATACCGGAGCTGAATCAAACCTTGAAGGTGATTATCCTCAAAGCACCGGCGGTCTAAATTCACAAAGTGGATCACCAATTGTCTATGCAGATCCTGGCCCAATTCCTTCAGGACCCGGATACTTAAAATTAAAAGCTATACTTGATAACGTTATAACAGGCGATTGGAAAGAAAGAGGAAAAGTTGGAAATCCAAATATATTAGCATGTTACGGTGCATGTGGACATTCTTATTCGCAAGATAGCGGATCAATGGCATATGCATGGTGTGCGGCATTTGTAAGTTATGCACTAAAAACAGCCGGTATTGATAGCTTGCGTTCTATGAGCAGCCAAGCATATAAAAATTATGGAAATGAAGTTGATTGGCGCACACTAGACAAAATAAGATACTTAGACATTTGCGTCTTTAAGTCAAGAACACGATCCGGCGGCCACATAGGATTTATTGTAGGTGTAGACAACAAGACAGGCAAACTTAAAATACTTGGAGGCAACCAAGGCGATGATGCTAAAATATCAACTTACAGTGTTTCAAGTAAAAGCCAGTATGTATTAAACATTAAACGTAACTGGGATATTCCAGCAGAGTACGATAAGCCGTTGTTTGGTGATAATAAATTAGATATTAATGCTGTATCAACTGGCACAAATAGTACAACAATTTAAGTAGGTAAATATAGTATGAGCACATTAGAAAAAAGTATATATGAAAGAATTACAGTGGATGGCACTAAGAAAGCGCCTAATAGTCCTCCAGCGTCTAGAGCTTATAGGGGACTTAGTACAGTAAACCCAAATAATACGTCAACTACGTTATATGACCTTTCGTTAATTAAACAAGATTTAATAAATCATTTTCATATTAGACAAGGTGAAAAATTAGAAAATCCTGAGTTTGGAACAATCATTTGGGAAGTTTTATTTGAACCAATGACAGCGGCATTAAAAAACGCCGTTGCAAAGAATGTTACTGATATTGTAAATTACGATCCGCGTACACAAGTAAATTCAGTAACAGTTGACTCGTTTGAAACTGGAATTCAGATTGAATTAGATCTTACATATCTTCCGTACAATATATCTGAATCAATGCGCTTAACTTTTGATGAAAACAATGGTTTAATTTCGTAACTTATATACGCACTTATCCGAAACCAATAAATACATGTAAGTGAAGGAAGCAATAATATGTCAACAACCGATAGACAAAATAGGTTATTAGTAGCAGAGAATTGGAAACGTATATACCAAAGTTTCCGTAATGCTGACTTTCAAAGTTATGACTTTGATAATTTAAGAAGAACAATGATATCTTACCTTAGGACTAATTATCCTGAGGACTTTAACGACTACATTGAGTCGAGTGAATACCTTGCACTGATTGATTTGATTGCATTTTTAGGTCAAAACATATCCTTCCGCATGGACCTAAATGCAAGAGAAAACTTTTTAGAATTAGCAGAACGTAGAGAATCAGTTCTCCGTTTAGCACGGATGCTTTCTTATAATCCAAAGCGCAACCAAGCCGCAACAGGTATGTTAAAAGTAACTAGTGTTTCTACTACAGAAGAAGTAATAGATACTAACAACTTTAATTTAGCAAACCAATCCATTCAATGGAATGACCCAACTAATACAGATTGGTATGAGCAGTTTATTAAAGTAATGAATTCTGCACTACCTGCAAATGGTACATTTGGTCGCCCAATTAAAAAAGAAATAGTAGATGGTGTTCCGCATCAGCAGTATAGATTTAACGCTGTTAATACAGATATTCCAACATACGGGTTTAATAAATCTGTCCAAGGAAAAAATGTATCATTTGAAGTTGTGTCCTCAGACATAGACTCTGCTACAAAGAATGTTGAAGAAGAAATTCCATTAACGGCAAATAGTTTTGCATACCTTTATAAAGACGACAGCCGCGGACCTGCAAGTAGTAACACTGGTTTCTTTTGCATGTTTAAACAAGGTACATTAGACAGTGGCCAATTTATAGTTAATAATCCTACAACTAATCAAGTAATTGATATAGACGCAACAAACATTAACAACAGCGATGTTTGGCTTTATAAGCTAGACGAAAACGGACAAGAGTCTGAAATTTGGACAAAGGTTGATGCAATAGAAGGCAACAACGTTATCTATAATAG